AAGAATAGGTTGCTGGCACGTTTTCCTTAAAAGCGGGCCATAAATTAAAACAGCGTAAAGTAGTGATTGGATATATTTAGGACGCCGGGGCGGTACCGGCCGGCTCCACCAATGAGTGTATTGTTTCCCCCGACAGTGCACTCATTAATGGGGCCGAAATAGTGTTCGACTAGGTAATTGAAACTCACTATCGCTCGACAATGACTAATGTCGTTAAAAATCAAACTCAAAATAACTGCTAAGAAGAAAAGTTATAGAGTAAGCAAGGCTATCTTTGCACCATTCTTTGGTGCTCAGGGTGTTGCCTCTACTCGCCTAGCTGCCTAGTTGTGGCTATGAGGATTTAGGCAGGTTGCTCCTTATTACCAAAGCAGCCTCCACCAATTTACAAAGAATTGCGCTGAATGATCAGCACAACGACCGGATTGCTCTATGAGGATCCATTTTACAACTCGCTTAACAGGAGAAAACAACATGACAAACTTTCAAAGAGATTTGTTCTTCGGCTTCGATTCATTATTTGATTCGATCAATACCCCTCAAAAACAACAGTCGTACCCACCGTACAACGTAATCAAGAAAGGTGATAATCACTATTTCATTGAGATCGCTGTAGCAGGATTTAAAGACTCAGATATTAATTTGACTTTAGAAAAAGGTGTACTAACAGTAGAAGGTACAAGACCTCTTACTGATACTGTAAATGACTATGTTCATAAGGGCATTTCAAACAGAGACTTCACTAGATCATTTACACTAGCAGATACTATTAAAGTAGTAGGTGCTGATATTGTGGATGGATTATTATTGATTGGTCTTGAAAATGATATTCCAGAGGAAGAAAAACCCCAGACGATTAATCTCGGGGAATTTAGCAAAAAGGCTAAAGAACTTCTTTTAGCATAGATCAGAAGCCCTCTTAATTGAGGGCTTTTTGTTTACAATTCAATAAAAATAGGATATAATATAACTATGAATAAAATTATTAATTGGTTTAAAAGTCTATTCGCCACAAAAATTGACTATAAAAAATTATATGAAAATGAAGTATTATATAGGCAAGATGCTGAACGATGTTTATTCACGCTAAGAGCACAAATCAAAGCTGTATTGAAAGAAAGTAAATGTAAAAATTTTAATGGAGAGGGGTTATAATGATACACACTGAAAAGGAATGTAAAGTGAAATGTGAAGCAATTAGAGATATATTAACTAATATCCAACAGATATCTGGTATGGAACAGAATTATACTATCAGACATCAGGCAGAGTCTGCATTAGATTTAATTAGAGAACTTAAAGGGGAATTTAATGCCGAAGATAAGTGAACAAAACGCTGAAGTGTTTGATATAATTATGAATAGTGGTAAGTCGTTATTGCAATTATACATTGAAGCAAAAAAAGATTTAGAAGAGTATAAAGAATATGATAATATTATAAAAAACTTTAGAGTCAACGGAGGTATGGGAAAATAATGTGGGATCATGATTGTAAAGTTGAGAAGACGATGATGTCTGTTGGTGACGGTGAAGAATGTAATTGGTGCGGAGAAACACAAGACGTTTACCCAAACGAAAATAATAAAACGTTTGATACAGTAGATGCAACTAAAGAAATGTTGAAGGAGTATGATATGATAGATGAAAATTCAATTGAAAATGTAGAGGTAAAGGATAACCCTGATGGTTCAGCAAGTGTAACAATGGATATAACACCTGAAGCACAACAAGCTCTTATGAAGCAAGGGCTTCAATATCTTATTGAAGAGATGAAGATGGCTGATAAGGTTATAGCATTAGAAGCTAATGAATTTAGTGGCAATACTAAGACTTGGGAATTATCCGATGATGATGCAAATGCGCTATTCCACTTTGGTTTTATTAAAGCTCTTAAGATGGGTATGGGTGAAGATGGTTAAGTTAACTAAAGCAGAATATGATGCTTATAAAGCAAAGGGTTATAAGATTAAGATAAGCAAAGTATATACTCATCAAGCAGGATTAGAGCTCTCTAAGAGTTACGTATTGGGTGCTAGTTATGTTGTGGAGAAGAAATGATTAAGATCACACAAGAATTTGAAACAGAACAAGAAGCGGTTAATTCATTGAAGTCATCAGACTATTGGTGTTCTTTATTTGATTTGGATGAATGGTTACGTGAAGAAGTTAAGTATAACAATGATTTGTCAGTCGATGAGTATGATACGTATGACAGAACAAGAGAAAAACTTAGAGACATTATGGACAGACATGGAGTTAATTTAATGGATTATACGTAAATAATCAACTATTCATTGTACTTTTAATCAAAAGTATGATATAATATAATTATAGAATAAAGAAATACCCATCAACCAATGAGGAATATATGAACGTTACAGACCAAACACAATTAAAGAAGATCAATGCTATGTTAGAGGAGATCTCTTTAATCAAATCAAAGATTGAGCTTCATCAGGAAGCTATTAAAGATATCATTACAACTATTCATGAAGAGCACGATTTAGAAAAGCCGTTAATTAGAAAATTAGCTAAGGTTTATCATGCTCGTAACTTCATTGAAGAGGTTGCAAATAACGAAGAGTTTGTTGAAGCATACGAACAGTTAGTATCAGCAAAGAACAGACTAGACTCTAAATAATATGCTAAACCACCTATTAGATCAAACATACGCTCTAGATGAGATTCATTCTTTCTTGTTAGAACTATACGAGGAAGATGGATTTGAAATAGAGATGAATGAAGACTCGGATGTTCCAGAGGGTGAGTTAATCGTATCTGGTTATTATGAGCCTGAAAGCGATGATATAGAATTAGTTATTAATTATAATCCTATAGACGAAGAGATTGAATTCACTGACGAAGTATTTGAAAGCTTTAGTCATCAGCTACAACAGACTGTGGAACATGAATTAATTCATAGAAAACAGGGTCTGGATGAAATTATGTTTAGAACTTCTTCGTGTAAGAAGTCATATTTGAGTGCTCATTGGGAAGTAGATGCGTTCTCTAATGATATCGCATTAGACATTAAATATAATAATGGAGATCTTGCTATAATGAAAGGTAGTCATATTCTTAATGATTATATAGAAGCTTTCGGAAAGAGTTCAGATATCGTTAAGAATATTATTAAGAAAGCATATAAGAGGTTGTATGTTTGATCTTCAACTTGTAGAATTACAAGAATTAGACGTTGAGACTAAGTCTACAGGGCGTAAATATAATACACCTCAGGGTAAATGGTACCCATCAGTTACTACAGTTATTAATTACTGTCCACCTGGTGAGCCTTCAGGGTTAGACGAGTGGCGAGATCGAATAGGTCATGAAGAGGCTGATAAGATATGTAATGCAGCTGCGAAACGCGGTACTGCTGTTCATGACATGACAGAAGCTTATATTAAGTTCGATCATTTAGATAAAGTCAATCCCTACTATAAATTATTCTATATGCTGAAGTATAAGTTGGATAATATATCAACAGTCGTTGGAATGGAAACACCTTTATTCTCAGATACATTACAGCTAGCTGGAAGAGTAGACTGTGTTGGTGATTATAAAGGAGTACGTTCTATTATCGATTTTAAGACTAGTACTAAGATGAAGCGGAAAGAGTGGATTGATAGTTACTGGATTCAGTGTACTGCATATGCAATTATGTGGTATGAGAGAACTGGAGAAGTTATTGATGATTTGGTTATTCTTATGGTAGCTGAATCTGGAGAAGTAGAAGAGTTTCACTCTAAAAGAGAATTATGGATGGGCGCTTTGCAAGATAAAATTTTATATTACAGACAGCACACGGAGGAACATGATGTCAGCTAGAACGCAATTATTTTCAGAGAAAATACAGAAGTTAGTGGATGAGGGGTTAACATATATGGAAGCAATTCTTGAATATTGTGACGAAAATGATATTGAACCTATCAAAGCTAAGAAATACATTGATGATATTCTTAAAGAGAAATTACGAGTTTGTTGCACTAAAAATAAATTAATTTGTGATGAGCTGCCGCCAACGCTGATTGATGACTGAAACTGATGCATTAAAAATATTTAAGTCTATAAGATTATACTTTAAAGGCGCTTATGATATCACTAAATATGGTATAACAGGAGTAAATGCTACAGAAAAAGAATTCAATAAACTAAGACATTTTTTAATCAGAGCTAAAAGAAAATTCAATACGAAAAGCTTTATTGAATTCATAGTTTCTAATGTTATAGCTGATATTGATTATGAAAGTATTGTTACTATAGATCAAATATCAGTAACAACATATAATGAGTGGAAAAAACGTAACGATAGGTTTACAACCGAGTTTAAACGTGATATAATAGCTATAAGGGATGATTTTTTAATTCCGAATAATCTTGAGTTTAATGATTTATTCAAAGTTAAAAATGGACATCCGATAATATTAAAGATGTTATTAGGTGGAGATATATTACCAGAGACGTTTATAGCAATGAATGACATTATCGGATTCTATGATGATTTTGATGATAAATTAGATGATGATTTTATATGGAGCGAAACAAAAATGAAAATGGTCAGTTACAGGACATTTCTAAAATTTAATAATGTAAAAGGAATAATGAAAGATGTTTATACTACAAAATGATTCAGAGACTGAACTATCCTGTGATGAAATAAAAAGGATGGAAAAAATTGCTTATAGACCAGAAAAGGGTAGAAATGTTTTGGTCACTTGGTTTAATATTAATGGTGTAATATTTGAAAGATCATTTTCATATATTGACACACACTTTGCCAAAGAAGATTTTGAAAAATTAAAAACTCTTGCTCTTAGCTTTGAGAAAGAATTGAAAATGTTAAATGAGGAATGTAATGCTTAAAACAATGCCAGGTAAAATGGAGCTTAGTGAAGATCCGGTAATAAGTAATGTAAATGATGATCCGATGGTAAATCATCCAAGTCATTATCAGGGTAATCAAATAGAAGTTATTGATGTGATTGAAGAATTCAATTTAAATTTCTGTATGGGTAATGCGATTAAATATATTTTAAGAGCTGATTATAAAGAGAATGATATTCAAGATCTTGAAAAGGCACTATGGTATATTCAACGAGAACTAGATTTTAGATATGGAAATAATTAAAGATTGGTTAAGCATATTAGCCATATTAATATTAATGATACCAATTGCTGTGGTAGGATTTATAGTACTTATTCTATACACTTCCGCATTTTTAATTGATATATTATTAGATTACATTGAAAATAAAAGCAAAAAAAGGTTTACAAAATAGTCTTTTTATGTTATAATATAAACTATATCGTAATGATATAAGGGACGGAACCCTATTAATCCGAACAACATATAACAGGAGAAAAAATATGTCAAGTGCATTTGCAAAAATGAAAAAGAAACGCAACAATGTTGCGGATTTAACCGCTAAGTTAGAATCAGCGGGTGGTAAGAAAAAAGATTACGGCGATGACCGTATGTGGTATCCAGCAACTGAGAAGTCAGGTAATGGTTACGCGGTGGTAAGATTCCTTCCACCTTCAGAAGATAATGATGTACCTTTCGTTAAGGTATTTTCACACGGATTTCAAGGTGCTGGTGGATGGTACATTGAAGAATGTCCAACAACAGTAGAACAAGAATGTCCGGTTTGTAAAATGAACCAGTCACTGGTATCATCTCATGGTAATTGGGACGCGACACCAGAAAAAGATAAAACGCTTGTTCGTACTCGTAAACGTAGAGAAGGATATGTATCTAATGTCCTTATTATTGAAGATCCTCAAAATCCAGAAAATGAAGGCAAGGTTATGCTATTCAAATATGGTAAGAAGATTTTTGATAAATTAATTGATGCTCTATCACCAGAGTTTAAAGATGATGAACCATTAAATCCATTTGATTACTGGGAAGGTGCGGACTTTAAGATTAAAATTCGTAAAGTTGAAGGTTACCGTAACTATGATCGTTCTGAATTTGATGCACCGTCTGAATTATTTGGTGGTGATGATGAGAAGTTAAGTGCACTATATGAATCACAATATGA